CACCTGCTTATGCTCATATCACAAAAAGAGATAAAGATAAACTATTGAAGATGACTGCAAGTGTATTCGCAACTGATAAAGTTAAAGTTAATTCTAAAGTTATCAACTCACCAGTTGTTCTTGACTTGGATGTTATTTTAGATAAAATTACTAGAAGTGGTATCTCATCTTTGCTTACTGAAGAAAAGGATTTCCTTGATGGGCTTTCAAAAAACTAAAAAATATCATATTTTGTAAAAAACCGGGCATTTGCTCGGTTTTTTTATTTTTAATATTTTTTTTTAATTAATTTCTTATAATTTCTTAAAAAATCCATATTGCGATATAAAATCATAAAAATACCTGAATATATAATTTTGTAAATCAATTTAAATTATGGAATTTTTAGAACTAAAGTTTGAAGGTAAAAACTACACAAATCCAAGAGAAATAATCAATATTCTTAAAAAAGAGGGCTTTTATTGGCTAATTGATTCAGAAGTAGATAAAGCAATTATTGAGATTAAGAAAAATACACTTATTTGGCATGAAGGTATATTTATGTCAGGTGATTGGCATTATGGAATTTTTAAAAACGGTGGTTTTTATGGTAATTGGGAAAATGGGATATTTGAAAATGGCTATTTTGATGGCAATTGGAAAAGCGGTGTAAATTTGACAAAAAAATAATCTTTAATTATGAAAAGAAAAAGAGTTTTACTTAAAAACGAATTATCAGAGATGTTATTCAATGATGATAGAGTTAGAGTAAGTAAGTGTGATGGTGAGTGGTTTTTTGAGATTGGTAATGAAATGACTTCTGATATAGCAGAAGCAGTCTCTATATTAATGAGAACACACGACACTGATCATCATATTTGGAAGATGCAGTTAAATAGCGTGGATTTAGATAAGATAACGCCAGAAAAAAGTCTTTTCTGGTTGACCGGTGGATACTCAGAGTGGAGAAGTTTAGAGCATTATAATAAACCTTGGCATGATTGTTATTTAGATTTTCAAGAAGAGTTTGGGTTTTTAGTTATGAATATTATTAGAAAGTCAAAAAATTTAGGGGATATAAGAAGTAATTTTATTAAATATTTAAATTTACCAGTCTTATATGATTTTGCGGTTAGTAAAGGATTAATTAGATAATTAAAAAGAAACCTATCAAATTGATAGGTTTCTTTTTTTATATATACACTATGGAAGAAGAATATAGAGCAGTCTGTACTAATCCTTGGTGTAAGGCACATTATACTTACAGAGCTAGCGACATTAGAATAGTTGATGGATCTGAGGTCCGTCCAACACAGTGTAGAAAGTGTTTAAGCTTTGCTAATGAAATGAGTGGTGGGGTTGAATGGAAGGATAAGGAGTATGAGGGTAGTCGATTCGATGGTATGTCTCACCAAATAAGATATAAAGTAACAAATTATAAATGATGAATTCACATTTTTTTGATTTAGATGTTTTGATAAATGTAGATAGTAATATTTGGGTTGTTTCTAAAATCAAACCAAATGTTCCTATTATTAAGATAACTCAATCCGAGTTTAATCTTATAAAGAAAGGAGTTTATAGAAAGTACAACTCACAATTAGAAATTAATGGTAAAAACTATTGGTTACCTGAGAATTTACTTAATGATTTGAAGATTAGATGTAAAAATTTAAATTGTGATATATCGGATCTTTCATTCTCTATGCAAGAGTTTATGAATTCATCAGTAATTGATACTTTAGATTATGAGATAATGTTAAATCATTTTCAGCATCTTAAAAATTCAAATGATGATATATATGTTATATGCTCTAAGAATAGCAAAAAGAACTATGATTCTATCATAAAGAAATTAGAAGATGAATTATTAAAGCTTGGATTAAAGGTTAAAAACTATTATTATCTATCTGAGACATTTTATAATAGAGATTCTGATTATATTGTTCATAAGAAAGTTAGATTGTTGCTACAACACCTTTTTGGATTGAAAACAAGTGATGATAAGTTTACTAATGAAGAGATAACTAAATATGATAGAGTTTATTTCTATGATGATGATCTTAAATCTATTGAGATGGCTAAAGACGCTAATAATCTATTCCAAAGTTTACTAGAAAATAGCGAAGATTTAGTTAAAAGTTCTATTAAAGATATTATAAATTCATATGATAATGTTATTGTTATTAACCAAATAACACATAATAAGAGAAATCCTTTTGTCACAAAGGAGGTTTTGATTGAATGGTCACATTTAGTTAAAACGTTTGAAAGATTTAATTATAAGAAATAGTTTATGGAGTATTTATTTGTTTATGGATTATTTAGAGATTCTGCTAAAAATCTATTAGAGAAAACAACCTTTTGTGGTAAATCTACAATTGATGGTAGATTGTATAAAGTTAACGAATTTTACCCTGGTTTTGTTAGTAGTAATAAGGGAAAAGTTATTGGTGATGTTTATTTAGTTGATCCTTCTTTATTTCCTGAATTAGATGAGTTTGAGGGTGATGAGTATATTCGTAGAAAGATAAGAACATCTAGTGATATAGAGTGTTGGGTCTATGAATACATACATGATGTTTCGAATCATAAAGAGATAAAAAGTGGAGATTGGATGTTAAGATAATTAGTCTTTCTTTTTATCATTATCTTTACTTATCATAGCATTCTTTATCATATCATTTAGCTTTCTATTGTCCATTATAGCACCGCCAACTTCATCTTCTGCTTCTGCTGCACTTGATGCTGCCTCATTTTGAGCTTTTATTACTTCAGGGTTTTCTATATCATTCAAACCTAAGTCTTTTCTCATGGTTTTATAGAATTTCTCAAGTTCGGTTCTCTGGCTTGATAAGAATTTAGCATTTTCTCTTATTTGTCCAATTGTTTGGTTAACAACCTCGTGCATTCTTGCTGAGTTATCACCGTTATCAACTTGTCTTAATTGATTTAGAAAGTTTTTTCTAGTCATCTTTACTAAGAATATGGCTTCGGCATAAACCATCGCATCTTCTTTCATCTTATTCTTTATATATGGGTTTTCTTTCAATTGAGGAACATCACTTAAATATAAATCAACAAGTGATTCCAATACATCCATAGATTGTTGTGATGTTACTGTTAGATCTGTATCATAATCATATAATTCAATCTCACCTAGATCTGGTAGATCCTCTGGTGTTGCTAAGTGTTTTGATAGATCAAAATCATTATTTTCAGACTGAATTTGATTAAATTCGTCTTGTATTCTGTTTCTTTCATTTTCCGACTTTGACATAGGAACGGTTTTTTACAATATATATAAAAAAACTTTCGTTTCTTATATGTCAGTTAAAGAATTACAAGAAAAACAAATGGTATTCACCACTAAATTAGTGGATGATGCAACAGATAAAATAAATGATGGTATTGTTATAAAACGATATCAAAATCCTTGGTTAAAAAGTGAAGTTGGTCTCAGAAGAGCAGGCGTTACATTTAGGCTAACACCAGATGAGCAACAGGAATATATTAGATGTGCGGTTGACGTTCACTACTTCGTAGAGAAGTATTGTAAAGTTAAAAGAGAAGATGGTAGTGTTGGTAATATTTTTCTAAGAGATTACCAAAAAGAAATACTTGATAACTTTGTAAATAATAGATTTAATATCTTGATGGCATCTCGTCAGGTTGGTAAGACAATTAGCTCTGCTATTTTCATGTTGCATAAAATATTATTTGATAATGATAAAAATATAATGATTGTTGCCAATAAAGGTGATACTGCTGTTGAGATTGTTGATAAAATAAAATCAATTTACACACTACTTCCATTCTTTTTGAAGCCAGGAATTAAAACTTGGAACCAAAAATCATTAACTTTTGAAAATGGTTGTAGAATAAAAACATCAGCAAGAACAAAAACACCAGCTATTGGTTTTACCATTGATGTACTTTACTTGGATGAGTTTGCGCACATACCGTCTAATATTATCGAGCCTTATTATACTGCGGCATTCCCGACAACTGCGGCTGTTCAAAACTCAAAAATTATAATAACTTCTACACCAAATGGTATGAATTTATTTCATAAGTTATTAACTGATGCTGAAAAGCCTGATGGTGATCCACAGAAGAATAACTACAAAGCAATGAGAGTCTACTGGCATCAAGTTCCTGGTAGATTTATGACATATGTTAGATTGAATCAACATAAACTATATGAAAATGGTTTAGATAAGGAGATTGTTTATAAAGCTGTTAGTGATAGATGGGGTGATGACACTAAGATTGAAATGAGTTGGAATGGTGATTTACAAAAGGATGTCATTTATATTTACAATAATGAACTTTGTAGAGAGGTTGATGTTCGTGAATTTACAGTTGTTAATGATAAGGGACATGATGTGCCATTACTTGCTTTGGCTGAGGTTACAACATGGAAAGAAGAAGCAATTAAAGATATTGGTGGTGAAGATGCTTTTAATCAAGAATATGGTTTAAGATTTATTAATGCTAGTAAATCGTTACTTGATGAGGCAATTATTGATGACTTACTTAATAATAAGAAGAATTATGAGTGGGAGGAGATATTTGAGTTTGAAAATAAATTAAAGTTCAGTTATAAGGATTTAAAATGGGTTGATGATGATGAGTTATTTATGCCAATTAGGAGAAGAGACTATAAAATTGTGGTATCAGTCGATATCTCAGAAGGATTAGGTCAAGATTATTCAGTTATAAATATTTTTAGATTGAATAGTAAATCAAAACAGTTAATAGATTCACAGAAGGTTGCATATAAGTCTATTGTTGACTTCTTTAAGTTAGATCAAATCGGTATATTTAGAAGTAATTTCGTTTCTGTAAAGCAATTAGCTGAGCTTCTTTATATTTTAGTATTTGAATATCTAAATCCAGAAAATGTTAGAGTTGTTTTAGAATTAAATAATTATGGTAATACACTATTGGCAGAGATGCCACATGTTTTTGATGGTAATAATAATTATGGTTCTTCAATTTTCGTTAGATATAAACATAGACTTGATTCAACTGAAGAGAGAGTTGGTCTGAAGATAGGTGAGAATAAGAATCTATTAGTTAAAGATTATCAGGATTTAATGATGAAGAAGGGATTCTATATTAATAACGAAGATACTATTAGAGAGGTTACAACATTTGTCAAACACACTACAAATGCAGGTAATATAAGATATGCCGCTGATGTTGGACACGATGATACTGTTATGACTATAGTCAATGCTACTTCTATCTTTGAGAAGAATGAGTTTAGAGAAATGTGTGAGGAGTGGATGTCAAAGTTTATGGATAAGGATTTATCCTCTTATATTAATGGTTGTTTAAAAGAAGTTGACTATGTTGAAGGTGTTGATTATGGTCAAGTCCTAAAAGCAAGAAGACAATTTATGAATAGAAACAAGGGTGGTTATAGCTCGGGTAATTGGTTTGGTAAATAATTACATTATACTATTAATCTTTTCCTCCCTGTCTTCTGCTATAATTATTAGCTCTAAATCTCTAATGGTGATTTCATTTATTAGAATATCCTTATAGTAAATATCAAATTCATAAAATGTTGAAGTATCTCCATCTTCTCTTGGTAATTCACCTTTATATCCTCTATAAGAGACCATGGTTAGTCCTCTAAAAAAACCCCAACCATTTTTAATTTGAATTTCAGGTTTCCAATCAGTATAATCTGACTCACATATAACTACCGAATCTGGAACCCAGTATGTATCTTCTGGATTATCTATAGGTGGTTTTTTACCAATAAATTTAAAATCTTTATTCGTAAAGTCTATCATTAAATTAAGCATTAACTTCCATAGTTACTGATAGTCCAGCACCTTGTAGTTTTTCT